CAGCTTCGCTGTATGTCTACGTCGATGCTGTTCATCAACGTGGGAACCCTGCTGGAAGATCGCTGATGGATGCCGGCCGCCACGGATCCGCGGACGTATCTTTATGGCTCGTGTTGTCGCTGTGGATGCGCGCCACTAGATACCGGCTGCCGTCTTTGGAAACAAACTCGCGGTCTGCCGCCCGCATGAAGTGATAGTCCTCGGTCCGTTGTCCCCGATCCGTGAAGCGAGCCATGGTCCACAGGGAACGCTTGTACAGGTAGCTGGATCCGAGGTTGATGCCAGCGAATCCCGCATAGCGAAGAGCCCGATTCACGGCGGGCTCGTAGAACAGGATCGCGTGATAGCCAGCTAAGCTCTTACCTGAGTCCAGTAGCGTTTTAACCTGGCTAGAAACACGGTCGGGCGAGCTCCAGTCGTCGCTGTCGAAGTGGCATATCAGGTCGCCAGCCGCCATCTCGCAGCACTGGTTTCTTTTTTCTGCGATGCTCATACGCACAGGGAGTCGCTTATATCGGATCCGTGGATCTGTCGGCGTTTCAGCGAAAGACGGGCAATCCTCATCGTCCAGGATGACCAGCTCCTTCTTCGGGTAGTCCTGAGCAAGGAAACAGTCGACGGCCAGGCGAGCGTATTCACGCCTGCCCCGGGTGGGCATGATCCCGCTAATGAGCGGCGCCAAGCCTCTCCCCATCGAGGCCTTCCCACCCACCCCCACGTCTCGCCCGCTCCTGCTTCATGGCCTTAAACTCGGTGCGCTTCCCGCGGCCGTACCAGTTCTCCGATGGACCGATCCCGGCGTGAGTCAACTGGATCGGCAGTGCCGGCGCGAGCCGTCCGGCGTTTCTCCACCGCAACATGATCGCGGAGTCGTAGTTGCCGCCGTGCGTCCAGCAGGTCTCAAACACCGGGGTCTCGAGCGCAATCCGGTCCTGCGAGTGGAACAACTGGAACCAGCCATACCCGTGGGAGTCGTCGCTGATCCGCTTACTGGATTCGTCATAGCGCGCAGCACCGTACAGAAAGCCGCGCTCCACCAGCCTGGTTTTGTCTCTCCAATCCTTCTCTGGGGTAATGTCCGCATCGAAGAGCAGCGCCCAATCCTTGGGTGCCGCGGCCGCGTAAGCTTCGGCGAGCGCCAGTCCCTTATTGAAGGCGGCGCCGTTGCGAGTGAACGCATCGGTACGGAATACCGAGGCATCATGGGCCTTCGCGACCGCAACGGTCGCTTCGTCCTTCAGATCGGTCACCACCGTCAAGGTGTCCAGGGAGGGTGCCCAGAAGGGCAGGGACTTTGTCAGGTGATCGGAATAGTCGCAACTGACAACAAAGCCATGGATTCTCATTCGTTGCCGTCCACGAATCGCACGGCGATTCCGTGCTTCATCGAAAGCGCCTGCACCGCACGATCGACATCCTCAGCTTCACGCATCAACGTAAGTTCGGGCCACTTGAGTTCACCTTCGCGCGCGATGACACGGCCAGCCTGTAGATAGAGGTCTGTTTTCACGAGGTAGATTTGCTGCTCGACCTTGCCGCACTCCGCGATCTCGGTGAGTCGTGATTCCCGGCCCCATTGCCAACGGACGAGTATCGGCCCATGTGCAGCCTGCTGCAGTAGTTGGCCGGTCTCGGACTCGCCATCGGCCAGCCATACTCCACGAATGCCTATCGGCAATCCGAAGCGGGCTGGAGTCTCGACCGCCCGATCAATGAACCGTTTCTTGCCGACGGCGGTGCCGCCGAAAACCCAGACAATCATCGAGAGAACATGAACATGGGACGGTGAATTGAACTGCGCCCGATCAGGGATCCGCGCGAAAAGACGCTGTGCTTCAGCATCCATTGAATCGCGGTTGATTCATCGAATGGCATCGACGTGGCATACATGCCACCGAAATCCAAAAACATCGTCCTCGCAGCATGGCTCAGTTTCCAGAAGATAGCCTCAGAAGCGTCGCCAAAGTACATCGCAACACTCAAGCACAGGACGATATCGACTTGGGGGAGTTCCGTCTCTGCAACATCACCAAGGCAATAATTACCCGAAGGATGGAGTTCTTTTGCGGCCGCAATCCACTCGGGGGAACGATCTATGCCGATGGTCTGAAATCCGTAAGCAAGGGAGAGTTGACGGCAGAACCATCCGGTATGGCAGCCAACATCCAAAATCGTCCCGGCGCCGGCGATATAGGGCATCATGAGGTCCAAACGCTCCCAGCAGGGCTGCTGGGCGCTGCAATGCGCGAAGGCTGGCACCTCGATCGGCTGATACAGCGGGAACACCAACGCCTCTACTGCCTTCACGCGGACACTCTCCTGGCTGCCGCGGCCGCCGCGATCGCCGCGTCGAGCGCCTTGCCGGTAGCCCTGAAGTCATAAAATGCTCTGGCGAGAGCCGCGTAGTTGGCCCGCTCTTCGATGTTCCAGGCTCTATCGGCATACTCGATAGCAGCCTGAATCTCGTTCAGGGTTGCGTTGTTCGAAATGCGAACGAGGGCTCCATCGATCATCGGCAGCTCATCGTAAGCGGGCAGATTCGTCACCGGAATCGTTCCCATCATTACCGATTCGATGATCTTGCGCAGGGCGAAGCCGAACCGGGATGCTGTCGCGACGTGCACGCGGTATTGCGAGAGATAATTCAAATACTTCGGCGTGACGCAACCTCTGTTCGAGTAGCCCGGATGATTGATAACGTCCACACGGACCGTCTTCCGGTTGAGGGCCACGGCTCGACGAAGCGGATAGGCATCCGAAATCGCACCAGACACCGCGGCACTCTTTCGCTGGGGCGGCCACTCGATTTCCAGTGTCGCGTCAACGCTGTGATAGGTCCGGATGGTCTCATAGCGAAACATCCACGGATTCAGCGGCCGCACGCTTTGGTCGTGATAGTAGGTCACGATTGCATCAGCGCCGATGTCTTCGCAGAAGCGGCGATGGTAGTCCTGCATACCGCCGGCGTCCTTAACGACGCAGAGCTTGAAGATCTCCACATGGCGGGCGAGCTCGCTCAGGTCCGTAAAGCCGATGTCCTTGCGGAACGATCCCGGGCTGGCCGGATCCCAGTCGCGTCGATCAGCGACAAGCACGGCCTCCGGCCTGTGTCGATCGAGAAGTGTCGGCACGTCACGGCAGCCATCGCCGTAGCCGGCGCCGACGAGGATCCATCCTGCCGCCTCGAGGCCCGCCTGCAGCTGCTCGCCCTCGTCGGTCATGTGCCGGCGATAGTCGATGTTGGCAAGGACCAGCTTAGACATGGATCACGCCAACCCCGCAGCTCGAGCGCTTCCAGTATCGGAACCAGCCCTCATAGGCGTCTGCTGGTGGAATCCCTGACAACTCCCTTCGGTGGATCTCGTCGTATTCGAAGGTGTCAACAAAGACCTCCGTGCGCATCCTGTATTCACGTTCGCAGAATCGCATCGCCTCACGTGCGCTTTCGACTTCCGTGACGTCGTGCAAGAAGATAAGGCCTCCACGTCGAACCATTGGCAGGTATGACTGGACGTCTTTCATAAACCCGCCCTTGTCGCCATCGATGAAAATGCAGTCCAGAAATCCCGGACCAATGAACCTGCTGACCGCGCGGACAATCTCCGGGTCATAGCTCGAGTCGGCGGCAAAGAAGAACTGGGTGTCGGGGAACGCACGCGGAAAACTCTCTTCGAATGGAATTCCCCGGATCTCGATCGCGATGGCCTTCTCAGGGCTGAACGCCTTGACCCAATGATAGAAACTGCCGCCCTTGTCCGATCCGATCTCCATAACTCGCTTCGGGTTGATCGTGCGAGCCATCGCTATCATCATTTCGGTCTCGCGCATGCGCTGAAGCGGAAACAGAATCCCGTTGTGGAAAATGTCCGGATAGATGTCGAGCCCAGTAGGTGAACGGTCGTTCGCGATGAACTTTTCCCACTCGGCGATCGAACCGTGCAGCAGGACGTCCTCTTCCGGTATCACTTTCACGCGTGGACCGCTTTCACAATCAGAGAATTTCCGCCCGCATCAACCTTGACGACTTTCAATCCAGCAGCAGCGCAAGCATCGACCGCTTCCTGCTCAGTCCAACCAACCGACCAGTCGCCCTTGTGGTCAACTGCAATGTCTTTCGAGTACGGACCGTTGTTGTCGGCGTGTCTGAAGTGGAAGACGCAGCGTCCGTCTTTGGCCAATATCTGAGTGGCTTCCTTGATGTACCCATGAACAATCGCGCGCGGCATGTGCTGGAACACGGAGATGGAATAGATCAGTGAGTATTCGCCGACGAAGAATTCTACCGGGATACTCGTGCCATCGCCAAGGCGCATGCGCACGTTGCTGACACTGCCGAGTAGTTCGTTGAATTTAGTCACCAGCGATGGATGGATATCAAAACCATCTACGCGCCTGACCAGCCTACTCATTGGCGCCATCCACTGTCCGTATCCCGCGCCGATTTCCAGTGCGGTATCTTCCGGCCGTGGTTCAGCAATCGCAACGAACCATGGAGCCATTTCCGGATACAGCCGCCAGTTCTTGTGCTGCTCCATGTTGGGGAAATAGCCTTGCGGCGCCGCGTGCCGGTTTTTCCACCAGTCAATCGCAAATTTAGATTCAGGATTCAAGCCGTTGCCCTCGCATAATCCGTGGAGCGCGCGCACTTGCTGTTTAGCTGGTCCACTTGCTCAATTTTCGTGCCAAGGTTTCGGCGATCGACGGCCAGCGGCAGGAACGATTTCGAAACGCGATAGGTCTCCTCGATATCGATGTTCCCTTTGTCACGTAGCGGTCCGCCGCAGCCGCGGTCACAGCAGTTTTTCACCTGGGCTTCGAACGCCGGCATGCGCTGTTTCCACCAACCTGGAGTGGCAGGAATACCGCTGTTCTCGCCGCGGATCCCGTCCATCGCGGCCGCAATCTCGCAGAAATACCCATAGGGTCCGCCGTCACGGCCCACTATCGCGCCAGACCAGTCACGGTTGTAATCACAGGCCTCGCGCTTGGCCGGCCACTGCTCCTCAGTGATTCCGAAGTCGCGATAGTCGACCAGGAGCGCAGCGTGTTTCGCCGGCGTATGGATGCTCTGAGGAATCACTCGGCCAGGGAACCACCGGTTCATCTCGTCTGCCGCGGCTGTGTTGGTGTGCGCGTTCAGGTTGAGGCCGCCGGCATTGAACCGCCCCTTGCCTTTACCGAAGGTTTGCGCGGCGATCTCGCCGTGCTTCATCAGATTGTTGGTCCAGAGGCCTCGGTGTTCTGGCGCAATGTGCTGCGCCATGATCTGGCAGAGCTCTGGAAACTTAGGATGCACGCAGGGGTTGCCACCAAACATCGCCACGAGGCCGGGCCAATCAGCGACTGAGATGCAGGCCTGCTCGAAGCACTCGGTCGACATGAAGGCATAGTCCACACGGAACGGCAGAAGCTGCGTGCAGTTCGAACAATTGCGATCACAGCGGGTGGTCACAACGATCTGCATGATGTCGTTGCCGCGAGGATTTGAGATTTTGTCTATTGGAGCGAGCATTTATTCGGGATTAATCCCATGCGTCGGAGTGTTTCGACGGTTTCAGGTGTCAGCAATTGGTCGAGCGTCACCCTCAGCGGCGAATCGAGGGCAATTTTTCTGTCAGCTACCAGGTGCGGTCGAAGCTTGAATTGTGTTTCTGCCAGATGAACCCGGGCGATTTCCGAGTTGCTGCTCATCACCCGACCTTCGGGACTCCGAGAAGGTTTCGAACATACTGTGGAAACTCCACAACGTCTTCGCGGTTCTGGTAGAAGAACGCGGCGCCCAGCGCGATCCCGATCTTCTTGTCTTCGGGAACACACTCATCATCCGTGTAGCCGGCGACAAACCGGATCCGGACGGCGTGGTCCACGACTGCCGGCACGGGCCACTCATAATTCAGATTGAGGGCAACCAGCGGCCGCTCAATATCCGCGATCAGTCGGTATTCCTGGATAGCTACCGGGGATCCTTCGAGCGTGCCAAAGATCTGGTCGTCGCCTGCGGTGTCCACGTAAGCGATCTGAGTTATCGATTGAACGGGCTTTTTGGGTAAGAGGATGGACTGACGCCCGGCAGGAAACCCGCAGAGCGTCAGTTCCCAGGTCTGCGTCACAAACACTTCCCCAGTCAACTTCTCCGCTTCGACTCGTGCGGCGCGGATATAGGAATCGAGGAGAAGATCCTCCGATACCGGGAGATCCACGACGGAATGCAAACGCATCCACTCCGAATCGAGCGGCTCTACCGACGGAGGCGTGATCAGACGCAGACCTGTTTGCATGGTTTAGTCGACGATCGCGCTCGGAGGCGTCGCGCCGGAGTAGCGGGGCTCGTATAGAACATAGATGACCGCAACCGGCGTGGAGTCCGAACCCGGGTCGCTTAGCGCGATGCGAACGCAATCAAAGCCGTTCGCGACATCGAGATCGTCGGCTTTGACCTCGATCACGAACAATTCGGAGGCCGCCGCGACGCTCGTGCTGAATGTGTTGGCAGCGACCGCTGTCTCCACCAGAGTATCGGATGCGGCATTGTTCGCGTTCTTCCACATCTTTGTGAACTCCAGCGCCTTCTCAGTCGACGGGGAATCGTCAACGGTCTTGCTTTGCTTGAGCGTGACCGCAGTGGCGGCGGTTCCTGCGCCCGGGTCGATGGCCAAGATGATTGCGACTCGACCGTAGTTCTTCAGCGAAACGCGGTCGCCGTCGATGGCGCCGGCATTGGCCAGCCCGATCGCGCCAACCACGATCTTTGCGTTCTCAACAAGAAGTCCGTTTAGCATGGTCTGAATTCTCCAAAAAGAAAAGGCGGCCCCATTCAGGCCGCCATTTCGGGTTAACGGTTTAACGGTCGTTGATGCGTGGGTTGGCTTACGCTGCCAGCGTGACGATGCTGGAACGTGTGTTGGATCCGTTCTTCGGGCTGATGGCAGCCTTCCACCACGGCTGACCGCCGACGCGCAACACAAACCGAAACGCCGTGACGTCGTAGTCAAACCAGAGATGGATGGACACATCCTGGCGGATTCCACCGGTTTTCAGCGCAGACATGTACTGCTGCAGATCGGTGAGAATGATGTCGCCTTCGGTGCCGAGCGCCTGAGCAGCCTCCGTCGGAACCACGGGACGTCCGAGTAACGTACCGAACGGAGTGGCCGAAAGACCGCCGGGAGGCAGATAGGCCGGAACAGCCGTGCCGGTCCCAGGGAACTGCATCTTCAAAAGTGCAGGCTCGATGTCCTGATTGATCAGCCAGATGGCATTCTGGCGGAACTCCGAGAACATCCTCGCGTGCATGTTGACGATGTCGTTGAAGACGATCGTTGCGTTCGTGTCGCGATCCACGGCGATCTTCGCTGTCGAATTCAGAAGACCGAGTGGCTGGCCGGCGCCGGTGCCATTGATGATCGAATCGGTGACCTTGAAGTTGATCTTCTGCGGTGCCTTTCTGCGGAGGTAGGTCGAAAGCGCCGGAGCGTCCTCGAGAAGCTCGTCCGTGATCGGGACCAGAACGGTCAGCTTGTTCAAGCGAACCGTGGCCTGGTCGATCAAAGGCTTGGACTGCTGCTTCTGGCCGCCTTCGTTTTCCCAGTACGCCTGAATTCCACCGGTCGACTGCCACGGCGTCGTCTCATCGATCGGCACCGTGATGCTGTTCGATGAACTCGTGAGTTGATCCGTTCGTGCTAGCAGGGCCTGCTCTCCCATGACCTTCGTCATGATTTCATTGCGGAAATCGGGAGGCACCGCGAAGCCGCCGTCCGCGCCCACGCCTTCGGAACCCATCGTGGCCGGAGCGTTGGCAATGAGCCGCGGATCGAGTGTCGCTCCCTGTGCCGCACCCTTCATGACATGGTGAGCAAACTCACCGAATGAGTTCCAGCCCCACTTCCCCTTGTCAGCTTCGAATGCAGGCCTGGTCGTGATCGGAGCCCGGCGCCCTTCGTTCTTCGGATCCGGATCTCCAGCCTCCGTCTTGCGGCCCTTCCCGGTGCTCAATTTGGCAGCCTTGGCCTCGAGGTCCTCGCGGCGCGCAATCTCGGCCTCGACTTCCTCGAACTTCGCAGAGAGGTCGCTGATCATCTTGTCCTCTTCCGCGGTCAGCCGGCGCTTTTCTCCATCCGCCTTGGCCTGAATGTTGGCCATCTGCTGGTGGGTCTCAAGCAATTCGTTTTTTAGGTCCTCAATTTTCGATGAGAACTCTGCGAAGAATCGGACAAACGGAGTGGCGACCATCACCAGAAAAGCCTGTAGGGCCACCATGGACAAACTCTGTCTCATAGTCAAAATCTCCTAAATTTTAAAGTGTTATCGTGACGAGGAAATCAGGGCTGGCCCTGTGGTCTGAGGCCAAGGCGCGTCAGATGCGCAGAAGCCTTCACAAAAGCCGGATGCGGCGCTGGCGCCTCCCCGGCGTTGCCGGAGGGTGGCTGGCCACCCTCACGGTTCGAGCTCGCCATAATTTCGGCGAGCGATTTCGGAATATTCCTGAATGCCTTTAGGTCGTGCTTCGCCAGCGCGGCGAGCTCCACGGCCTCCGTCAGCTTGTCGGCAAAGCCCATCTCGACGGACTCCTCGGCGGTAAGCCAGGTCTCATCAGCCATCATCTGGCTGATCTTATCTTCGTCGGTTCCTGTGCGCCTGACGTAGGTGTCCAGTATCGACTCCCGAATCTTGTCGAGCTTGTCGGCCGCCTTTACTAGTTGATCTGCCGCCTTGCGGAAGTCCTCGCTCTCGCCCTGCATGAAGATGTCCACCCAGGCCCATGGGTTATGAATCATGATCATGCCGTTCGACGCGATCCGGATCTCGTCGCCGGCCATTGCAATAACCGATGCGATCGAAGCCGCGTAGCCGTCGATCTGGACGATCTTCTTTGCCGAGTGGCGCACAAGCTGGTTGTAGATCGCGACACCATCAAAGACGGCGCCGCCCGGGGAGTTCATGAAGATATTAAGCGTCTCGATATCGCTGCCGATCTCCTTCAGGTCTTTGGCGAACTGCTTCGCGGTCGTACCTTCCCACGAGCTCCCGATCACGTCGTAGAAGTAGATGTCCGCGGATTTTTTCTTCTTCTCCATCCGGTACGGTTCCGCCGGCACGGGTTCTCTCGAGGGCCCGGCGATGAATTGAACACGTCGTTTTCTCATCTCACCTCCACCAACGCGCGCGCGATGGATTCCGCGCGCCTATCGATATCGCACCAGGCAGCGAGCTCGCGCCTGCTGAATGCCGCTGCCAGGAGATCCTTTTCCTCGGCAAAGCGACGACTGACTTCCGCGCGAACCGCGGCCGAGTTCCCATTCATCCCGATGGAATGCACGACGCGGAGAGCCTCGCCGAGCTGGTCGTGCACATACTCTAGCTGCTCGGACTGGTAGGACTCGACCCGTTCCAGGAAATCCTTCTGCGTCTGGGCCGAGCCGGCAATGTTCTCGGCGCGCCGTAGCTGACGTCGCATCGCCCGCTTCAGCGCGTTCGCATAAATGGCAACGGCCGCCGTGTGTGCACGATTTTCGTCATCTTCACTCGGAGGCAGGTCGCCGCCACCGTTCCGTCGCGGTGCGGGCGCATGCTGAACAGCTTCCAGCGTGGTCATGGCGCCTTGAACCGTAATGACATCGCCGACCGGTCCATAGCTGTTCCATCCGCGCTTCCGGCGCATTTCGTTCCGTCGCCTCAATCCGGAGTTGACGAGGATCGAATCCGTCTCGGCGATCGATTTCGCGTCGCCTTCCGCCAGTTCGTCCATATCGATCTGCAGTCGGAGGCTCGGCTTGCCGAGCAGCTTGATCGCCGCTTCCTGTTCGGCGCCGCGAGCCCACCGCGCCAGCGTGTCGCGCGTGTACTCCAGTCCTTGGTGCTCGATATTGGAAAACGTCGCGCGCAGAAGGTGCTGCACTTTGTGGGGCGGCACACCGTAGAACCGACAGATCTCCTCGATGAGGAGGTGGTAGTTCTCGTTGGCCTGGGCATCCCTGAGCGATTGATTGTTCGGGTAATACTTCAGACCACCTGAGAGGAGCAGGAATTTAAAAGCGTTTTCCGGCCCGGTCCCTTTCTCTTCGATCTGCTTGCGCAGGGCGTCGAGCTTTTCCTGTGTGACGTTCGGCTGATCCGTCGAAAAGACGCCGCCCATCGCGGTCCCATGCTCGTAGAACTTCAGGCCGAATTGTTGCGACGCGAGCGCTTGGGCCAGGACGCGCGACGCAAGCACAACCATGTCGAAGGAATAGAAGCCAATCCCGGGCCCGGTGATGGCATAGATGTTCGACCAGTCCAGGATCGTGTCTTCCCTTGAGTAATTCTTCACACGCAGGACCTTGCGCCCGGTGAT